AATTAATGAGCCACCGCATCTATCAAGCTCTGCTGGAGAACATCCGCGTCCCGATTATCGTGGCACATGGCCCGGCGGGCACCGGTAAGACGATGATGGCGTGCAAAGCGGCCGCCCTGAGCAAGCGACACGACCGTGTGATTATCACCCGCCCGGCCGTGTCGGTTGATGAACAGCACGGCTTTCTCCCGGGATCCGTTGATGATAAGATGGGCCCGTGGGTCGCCCCCATGCGGGATTATCTCCCGCTTCGGGCCAAGGTTGAGGTGTGCCCTCTTGCCTACATGCGCGGCCGCACGTTCGACAACGCGTGGATTATCGCCGACGAGATGCAAAACTCCACGCCGAGTCAGATGCGCATGGTCCTCACGCGGCTCGGGCACGATTCGAAGCTCATCATCACAGGAGACACCGGTCAGTACGACCGCGGCTTTGAACGCAATGGGCTGCTGGACCTGATCGAGCGTCTCGGCGACAAGCCCATCCCGGGCATCGAGGTTATGCAATTCACGGAGGATGACGTGAAGCGCAACGAAATTATCAAGCATATTCTGCGACTCTACGGCCCCTAAAAAAACTCAGGGGGTACTAAATGGAGGTGCTCAATGATGCCGAGCGGCGCTTTTCCCGCAAGCTCATAGACGCAATGCTCCCAGAGCTGATAGATACATTCTGGGATGTCTGGGAAGATACAAAAAAAGAAACAAAAGATCGTAAATTTGTTGAAAATTACAGACAAAACCTGCGCAAGGTGAAGGGGGAGTGGTCGAACGTCAAGGTGAAGCAGCACGTGGCGAACATTATAAAAGAGTGCCCACTCTTTCCGAGACTTATAGCTGCCGTATTCGTCATACACGTGAAGATCCTGAGTTCTATTCGGATCGACAAGGCGAGTAAGAAACTTTCCCTCAAGTTGCCTAGTAACGACGTGTTCGTTCACACGTGCTTTATAGAATGTGCCCGGGATATCTACGAGGAACCATGGGTCGTCACGGAAGAGAAGCCGCCGTCCGAGCGCCGCAACGACCTCAACACGCGCTTCACAAAGTGCATCCGCGACACGATCGAGAACCTCGTGCCCACGGAAGAGATCCTCAACACGTACCTCACCCTCCCCGAAGAAGAGTCCAATCTGGAGATGGAGCACGATGACCAGGAGGAAGACGAGCAGCCGCCGCCGGTCGACGAGGCTCTCGATGCCGTGGACAACATTGAGCAGGAGCAGCCGATGTCCTATCCCGAAGATAATTCACCCCCAGCTGGAACCATCCAATCCACTGAACTCCCAGAGCCGGTGGAGACGCCCGGTGGTACCAAGACGGTGGCCGTCACGCCGGCGCCAATTCACAAAGAGTCCCTGTTTCCCGACGCGCCCGAGGTGGGCAAAAAAGCTCTCTATGAGTAATAGATGGATCACTACTTTAGACAGCCGTGGTCGGCGGCTCTCATTGCCGCAGCCGCGACTGTTGCGTATGTTTACGGGCGCAACAAAATGAACGGAAAGGGGAATGTCCCAAATTCCGAATATCTGAAACCCGGTGTTCTCGTGGCGATTCTAGTCTATCTCGTGGTAAGCCAAGGTTCTGCACACCGCGAGTCAGTAAGTCTAGAACCATTTTAGTACTTAAAAAATTAAAGAGTTCCTTATGTAATGAGCTCGCTCGACGCCTTCAATGACATGATGGCGCAATTCCTAAACGAGCTGGTCCTCACATTTCCAGAGGAGAAGAACATCCAGAAGTTCCAGGCAACCTTCGAGGTGGCGCGGACCACGATTCCTAGATCCATCATGGAGGGATTTATGAGTTCGATCGGCCCCCACGCAGGGAAGCTGATGGCCAAGGATGAATCTTTTTTTCTGGAAAATGCGAAAGATATTGATTTCCTGAAGGATATTAACCTGCACAAGATCTGGACTCCCGACACGAGCGAGACGACAAAGGCGGCCATCTGGCAATATCTCCAGACGCTGCACATTCTCGGTATGACGCTTTCGATGTTTCCCCCAGAGACGCTCGAGGCGATCGAAAAGGCGGCGAAAAAGTGCGCCGAAAGCGGCGCATTCGACCCCAGCGCCATGCAGGGCCTGATGTCCGGTCTCATGGGGGGCGGCGGCGGCGGAAACCCTCTCGCCGCTCTTCTCGGCGGCGGCGGAAACCCACTCTCCACCCTTCTCGGCGGCGCTCCCCGGCCCGGTCAGCGCCAGGTGCGTCGCCGCGTGGCCAAGAGACCAGGGGGCCCGCCTCCCCTGCTGTAAAAAAATGAAAGCATCAAGTAGAGATGGATCCACGGGAAGTCTTCAGATCCGATAAACTACTGGAGTTTTGGCCTACGGCCATGCAGTCGTCCAAGGACCGCGTCGCGGCGACGACCCGCTTTATCGTCTACGCCATGTGCATCCTGTACCTCATCAAGCGTGACGCGCGCATTCTGGCGCTCGGTATTCTCGTCCTCGCCGTGCTCTATTTTCTCTTCACGTCCAACATGATCCCAGACGGCATGCTGCGCCCCACGTTTGGGGATGGCCGCACGCCGTGGTTCGGCCGCGACACCGTCACGATGCCTACATTAGATAACCCCATGGGCAACGTGCTTTACACGGACTACACGGACCGGCCAGATCGTCCCGCGGCGGCCTGGTATCCGAGCGTCAAGGAGGAGGTTTCACAGGCGTGGGACTTTATTCACCCATTTGAAAAGAAGAGAGACGCCGAGCGCAACTTTTACACGGCGCCCAGCACCACCATACCCAACGATCAGACGGCATTCGCGGAGGCGTCATACGGCCCCAAATTCGGCCCCTTCTGCAAGGATGGATCGGGCGCGTGCAACGTCGACTCGGACCGCTTCCACTTCCCAGAACAGACGCAGATGCGGGCGGGCAACGGCCGGTAATTTTCTGGGCCAAGAGTAATAATGGGGCGACCTCTGCAGACGGATGCGCTCATGCTCCAGGAGCGGATCTGGCAAGGTCCCGCGACCATCATTCTGGATGACGTCGTGCGCGTGGACGACGCCCTGCGCTCGCAAACAACTAGCCGCTGGAATCGCGACTATAACGAACACCCGTACGATTTCCCGAATCTCTACATACGCGACCCCTTCCCGATTCTGACGTGGAATCCGGTCAGCACCTACAGCAACGACCAGAACAACCGGTTCGATCAGCGCAACCCGCGCATCGCCATTGGCAACCCGAAGGGCGCGCCGTGGTCCGCGATGTCCGGGCCGGGCGCACGCCCTTACATCGGCTGAAAATAAAACTAAACTAAAAGTAATATGGATCCACTGGCCCTAGCAGCAGTGGTCGGTCTTGTGTTTGCCGGTCAGCGTTTCAGCGCAGACTCTTCGCCGGCAACCACTATTCCAGCAAAGCCCCCGCACCAGATTACGCGTGGTGATCTCATTCAATCAGGTGGAAATTTCGCGCAGCAGGATGCCCAGATGCAGGTGCGCCGCGGCGACGGGCGGTCGTTCCAGGGTTTCGAGGTGGGTTCAAAGCGCGAGGTTTCCTCCTTTGGTGATTTGTCTCCACAGGCGAACCGCCTCCCGTTCGGTCAGCCCGTGTACGATCTGTACAATCGCCAGAATGTCACGAACAAAATGAATAATCTTCAACCCATCGAACGTTTGAACGTCGGACCAGGTCTCGGCGTCGACCCCAACGTGCCGGCAATCGGCGGGTTCCAGCAGTATTTCCGCGTGCTGCCAAATAACGTCAACGAGGAGAAGCTCGTGACGCTGCCGGGCGGCAAGGGACCCTCGGATGCTTTCGTCAAGCAGGGAGGCACGACTCTGGGTGGTCAGGGTCAGCTGATCAACGGCCAGATGACGCATCAGGCCAAGACGACAAAGGCGTGGACGCGCGCGCCTGCTCAAAATCAGGGCCAGGGCCAGGGTGGTGCTCTCGTCGCCCACGAGGGCCGTCCTGATAATATCAAGACACGCAAGACGACGAACCGCCAAGAGACTGGTCAGCGCGGCGATACCCTCGAGTTTGGTCCTGGTCAGTGGAACGTATATCTGCCATATAACAACCTCACCGACCGCGAGCTTCCCCGTTCGACCGGCAATCGTGTCAATCCCGACCGCGCCGCAAATGCCGGCCGTATGAACGTGCGCGCAGACCCTCAGGGCGCAGTTGGCTCCATGACGAACCTGAGATCCGAGTCGGTCGCCGTGCCGCTGCCACACATGAACGGCGGGCGCTTCCAAAATTACAAGCCGTCTGATTACTGGAAGCTCAACGAGTCCAAATCACGGCCGAATCCCCTGGCAGATTCTCGCAACCTGAATGTTGCCCGTGATCAGCTCGGCAATAATCCTCTCGCCCTCCCCCCCCTGGCCGTGGTCTAGACCGCGCCAGCCTCGGTAAAAAAAACCTCAATCAGATAGTAAAATGAGCGGAGGCATTGTTCAGCTCGTCTCGATTGGCGCCCAGGACACGTGGCTGTCTGGAAAGCCGGAGGTTTCGTTTTTCCGCTCCAACTACAAACGCTACACCCACTATGCGGCGACGAACGAGCGGCAGCTGATTCAGGGCCAGCCTACCCCCGGCTCCATCTCCACGATTCGCCTGGAGAAGAAGGGAGATCTGCTCAGCTACGTGTACCTGATGGCCCGTGACGTGAACGGCACCCCGATCGTGAACCTGCTATGGAATAATGTGATCGACAAGGTGGAGCTGATGATCGGTGGCCAGGTTATCGACATGCAGGACTTTGCGTACATGACCGACATTGAGCCCGTGACTGGCGCGCAGACCTTCAACCAGCGCTACCTGAACAACGCAACGGCGAGCGCCCAGAATCCCACGAACGCGCAGGCCACCTTTTTTCCGCTGAAGTTCTTCTTCTGCAAGGACTGGGCGTCGGCTCTGCCCCTGGTGGCCATGCAGTACCACGACGTGGAGCTGCGGATCACGTGGGCGAGCACCCTCGCCGCGACGGTGTCCGAGGCTCCAGGCTCCCAGAAGTACTCGCAGCTCCAGTACACCGCGTGGTGCAACTACGTGTATCTGGACCAGGCCGAGCGCGAGTTCTTCGCCAAGAACGCGCACGATATGCTGATCACGCAGGTGCAGCGCGTTCCGATCTCCACCCAGCCCGTCCAGGAGCTGGCACTGGCCCACCCGGTGAAGTTCCTGGCCTTCCAGACGGTCAACTACGGTGTCACCTACGGCACCAATGGTGCGGGCTCGGCCGTGGCCACCAACATGCAGCTCAAGGTGCAGATCAACGGTGTGGATGTTTCCGAGTCTCGCCACCTGCCCGCCTACGTGGACATCGCCCAGTACTACCACACGTCCTACGGTTACTCGCACAACTCGGCCCTGGCCAACGTGGCGATCATCCCGTACTGCCTGGATACCTCCAAGCTGCAGCCCACCGGCACGCTGAACTTCTCGCGCCTGGACACTTACCGCCTCATTACCCCCGTGGGCCTCGCCAACGGCCTGCGGGGTCTCGCGTCGGCGTCCGTGACGCAGCCGTACATTTACGCAGTCAACTATAACGTTCTGAGAATCCAGAAGGGAATGGCAAGCGTTTTGTACGCGAATTGAAATTTTTCTTGCATAAAGAA